GGCGCGGGGCTACCCAATCGACATCTTCAAGCGTTGCAGGTCTCCAATACTGCGTCATCGGCGGCTCCCCAAACGGTAGCTTCGCATAGAGAAGGTCCCTTCCCACTCGGCAGATAAGAAATTACTCGGCAGATATGTGTCGTTGACAAGTTCGATGGTCACCCGGTCATTCTTCGAGAGTACCGGGAAAGTATGGGAACCTTCGGAGAGCGCCACTTTGCCAATCTCTGCGCTGTTGGAACCGATCACCTTACCCGTGAACTTGTAGGTCTTCATGTCGCGGCCTTGAGCTGTAACTTCAGCCCAAAAGAAGCCGGACTTCGAGAACACCACAGTGAACGTCTGTATCTGCAAACGGCCTGTTCCGATCACAGCCTTACCACCACCCGATGCGTCTGCCTTCACATAGATCGTGGAGAAGCGGTAACGCTGTTCATACCTCAATCCGATATAAACTGGAGTGGTAGCGTGATTTCCCCTCACCCGAACGATGTTCCCGGACTGTTCTTCCTTCGTGAGAACAACCCCCGAAGCGATTGGGCTGCTTTCGGTTAAAGGATCATAGTGCCGGGAGACCACCTGAATATCCCCAAGCACAGCATAAGGAAGTTCGTAGGAGGTCGAATTGGTGATTGGATCGTAGGTAACTGAAGGGCACTCAAGGTTCGACACCTTGCGGTCCAGAAGATACATGAAGGGCGCGTGAGGATCGACCGGGCTAGGTTGGACTGGCATCTTGTCGAGGTAAACACCGTCCGCATATTGAGTGACGAAGAATGCTTCACTATCAATGAAGTCCACGTTCAATACGGTAGCTTCAGGCTCAAACTCGAAGAACGACCAAGACGACTGAACCTTCTCATTGCCCTGCCAGAAGAACTTGTAGACGAACACCTTGTTAGGCTCGGTGTCGGTCAGGCAGAACAGGATGTCTTCGTTAGAGGACACAGCCAGCTTCGTTATGCGACCCTTGATGTAGGCAGGGACGTGCGCCGTAATGTCAGCCGCATCGCTAATCTCGGTTTCAGGCATGACGTAGTATTCACGCAGGCCCGCATATTCCCCGCGTGAGGTAGCGAAGAACACTGTCTTACCTGATCCTACCGGCTTCGCCAGAAGCGAACTCTCGAACTCTGTGAGCACTTCAATATCAGGCGGCTCAGAAGCAAGGATCGGGCCTTCAGGAAGCGTGAACTGTGTCTGATCTGAGAACAGCAGCAAGCGTTCATTGAACGGGACAGCATGTTGAAGGATGGAGACCTTGACGTGACTTGCGGCTACGTCCACTACATCGCTGTCAACAATCGTGGTGACGGTGGTTCGGAAGAAGTTGAAGAACTCGCTAGCCTCGCTGAAGATCACGTTCTCGTCTGCAAGGAGACCTAAGCGGTTCTTGTAGAAGAAAATGTCGTTGATCTTGCGATTTATGAACGAGGGATCAGGGTTACTATCTTCATCGCCCGTCTTACGCTCGGCCCAATCAAGGGGCTTGAACTCGAAAGTTCCATCCGCAAGACGGACAAGAGCATGAGGCATATTTGCGGGGTCAATCTTGGTTTGAATACCCGGACCAACGCACTCCTTCCAGACGCCACTATCAAAATCCGCAGTGTCGTTGTTTGGTTTGAACTCAACGTAATAGTTGTCAAACTTTGAGCTTTCGTCTCCTGCGATCTCAACCGTGAAACCACGAGGGGCAACGGTAGGAAGATCAGAAAACTTCTGCGCAACATCTTTCGTCGCAACAAGCTGCGTACCCGAACGGCTGTCTTCAGCTTTAATCTCGAAGTCCGACCCATCGTTTTTCTTGATGTGGAGAACAGCGCCCTCACGGACGATAGACCAGCCTTCCCCAAGATTGGTCGTTAGGTCGCTTTTGAGGTCTTCGGCAATCGTCGTGGTTTTAAGGTCACCACTGGAGCCTGTTGTAAAGGATGCCTGTTCGGTGCCATTGACTTTGATCTTGTAGTCGGTCGAATAGTTTGCCTGCTTGACAAAGATGATTGCTTCAACAGGTTTCTCAGGGATAGACGTGCTGTCCATCCCTGTGATCTTGGAGCGGTTCACGATGAACGTGTAGTCGGCAACCGTAACAGTCCTGAAGTCAGCTTGGGGATTACTTGAGGCCAGATATGCCTTCCCTTCCGGGAAAGCTACGGTGCGCTCCTCGCCTCCCAAGGTGAACACCTTCAGGCTCTCATTTTGAATGATCACCTTGTAGCGTTCGGCTACATCACGGTTGATTGTGTGGGTGTAGGCAGCACCTAATGAACCATCATGCACCTTGGATACATGCTTGAGCGGGGGGCGTTTACCCATCCCGTCAACCAAAGAGGACATGGAGTTCTTCTGGTATTCGGCCTGTGAGGCCATGCGGAGGGCGGGGGGCTGCTGACTGACACCGTTTACGAGGTTTGGAATACTATCGCTTACGAGCGCCAATATTACCTCCGAAGAATGTCAAAGGTCCCTACCTCGTCAAAGATGATGCTGTGATCACCGTCCTCGGTTTCACCATCCATCAGGATAGACCGGGCCGTGTATTCATCACGTAAAGCAAACCCTTCAAGATCGCCTTCTCCCAACGTGTTGTTCACAAACACTCGGGCAGCTTTGATAAGCACGTATCGGCGGGCTGTTTCGGGGAGTTCATCAAAAGGTAGGAGAATGAGAAGTTCACCATAGACCGCTTCGGTGAACTTGAAGCTATGCCGGGTGCGGTCATAAAGACGGCGACCACGGATCACGAGGGATGACCTGTCATAAGTCTTGTAGCGATCCGGTTTAAACCTTACGCCATTCTCAGGGAGCCGAAGCTCTCCTTGGGCGTTGGGTACAATCGGATAGTTGATTTCTGTGTTGAAGTACCAGCCTTCGGTTTGGACCTCTCGGGAGACTTCCCTGAGAAGATCACGAGCGATGACCGCATCAACAATCTGATCGTTCAAAAGGCTGTTGACAGGTGCTTCCTTGATGGTCCGAAGCATGATGTTGACGGCCTCAAGTTCGGTCGTCGGGGTAACAAAGCTACTCATGGTGGGCCTCAAGAAAAAAAGGGGACAGCCCAAAGGACTGCCCCCAAAAGAAGAATGTCGGAAGATTAGGCGGTGGCCAGCTCGACCGCACATTCCGGGCGAAGGATGCCGTGACCGACAGCCTGAGAAGCCTTCATCAGGGTAGCCGAGTACATGACGTTGAAGTCATTGCCCGACATATCCATCTTCAGGTCCAGAAGCTTGACAGTACCAGCAGCCTGTTTGGTCGCAACGACACCGGCAGTCGTGGTGAAGTCCCCGGTGTAATCGTTGTTCTCACCTGCAACCGAAGTAGCAATATTCGTGGTCGGCAGGTTGTTGGTCTTCACGATGCGCGTTCCGGCAACCTTCGGCAGGGCCGCGTCCGAGAAGGAACCAGCGCCGCCCCAATCACGGTTAAGAAGCTTGGTGGTTTCGACCATCAGATAGAACTGAGCCGGTTTAACGGCGCAGAAGCGATCTTCCGGGGCATCCTTTTCATCAAGAACCTGATTGGCGTTGAAGATCATGGAAGCCAGAACTTCGCCGTCCGTCTTGGCAGAAGCATTGGTCAGGCGCGAGCCGCCCGGAGACGACGCGGTGTTACCCGAAGCACGGGCAGCATTCACGATGACCTGAGCAACACGTTTGTCATAAGCCTGAGCCATAGCGCGGCCAAGTTCGGTCGAGTGGATTTGGCGAACGTCATAGTGCGACATAGCGTCTTCAAGATCACCAATTGCCGCGTCAGCGATCAGTAGGTCGTCAATCTTGATGATGCGTTCTTTGATCTCCAGCTTGTTAGAGCCAAGGATCGGGGTGCCCGGAGTATGGTAACGAGCGGACAGACGCCACGTGGCCGGGAAGGAAGCAGACTTACCATTCGAGATGGTACGCTCAAGCTGAAGTTCCTTGAATACGCAAGCCTTCTCATAGGCGGTCAGGACCTCGCCAGCGAATACGTCCTTGAACAGCGCAGTGCGTTCTTCGTAGGTGTAAGAAGCACCAGCCGGGTCAGCAGCGTTAACAACGCCAGGACGCGAAAGGGTAAGATCAGCCATATGTATTTTATTCCCTGTAATTGAAATAAGCTCAGGGACCCAACAGCGGGCCTCCTGATCGCCACCTAAAGAGGTGCGCGGTCGAATTTCAGTCAGGGTTACAAAGGCTTACCGACCCACCCCGAAGGGTGAGCCGGAAGATGTTTGGAAGCTTACTTCAAGCGTCCCTTGAGGAACGGCTTGACGAACTTCCGGTATCCAAAGGCTGCGGAAATAGCCAACATGACAGCCCCCACATACCAATCGGGTGCAGCATCCATGCGGGCGAAGCCGGATGATGCAATTTTGTTGATCTCAGGGTCCGGCCAGAACAGCATGACCAACGGAATAGCAAGCAGGATCGTCCAGAACTCGTCTTTCAAAGATTCCTTAGAGCCTTCAGCTTGGACTGTATCCCACTTCTGGTCAGCTTCCTGTTCGGACAGGACACGGCGGACTTTGGCTTGGGTCTCAGCTTTGGCGATATCAATACGGCCTTCAGCTTCAACCTGTTTACGCTCAAAGAACTTCGAGATAAGACCGACGACGCCTGAGATAATAGCAGCAGCAGGTATTGCCATTAGCGACGACCGAAGATGCTTGAGCGGCCCACACGGGCCTCAACATCAGCAGTGAACTCACGATCCTTGCCGTAACGAGGGTCGCTCATGGCAGCGACAAGTTCCTGACGCGACCGGAAGCCGACCGGGCCATCATCACCAGCCGAACCACGGACGAACTGCGGACGTGATCCGGTAGCTTTGATGAACTCAGCATGGAGACCTTTGACAGCCCATTCTGCCGTCGCCCGGTTACCCGAGGAAACGGCTTCATTGAAGCTGGTAAGTTGATCATCCGGTAGGGCCTGCTGCGCCCATTTGACCATCTTGGAGTAACCATCGTCGCCTCCAGCAACCGCTTTGATCGCGGTGATGTCGGCAGCGGCAAGGTCAGCGGCTTCAGCTTTCTTCGAGCCGACGCCAGCCAGATAAACGTCAACGACATCACGTGAGAAACCGGCTTTTTCAAGCGCGGTGTAATGATCTTCCGTGATCTCGCCGTGCTGTTCAAAATGTGTTGCCACATCCTCAGCACGGAGGCCAGCCTGTTCAAGCGCCGAGCTGATTACCGGCCCATAGGGGTCCGGGGTTTCATCCTCAGTCTGCTTGGGAGCATCTTCGGTCTTCGGAGTTTCTTCAGCTTTCTTCTGGTCATCCGCCTGCTGACCTTCGGTGATTACCTCTGGGGCTTCATCAGGCTGCGGTGCGTCCGGGCCGGTGATTTCGGGTTCAATGAAAGTGGTCATTAGTAGTCCTCACGGACGGTGCCACCACGCATTTCCGAAGTGCTGACCGGTTTTGCTTTATTGACTTCGCGGGCAATCTTCGGGCTGCTGGCTTTGGGTTTCTTGGCATCCTGACGACCAATCACGGGTGCGTCTTTCTCTGCCGGTGAGCCTTTCGCTTCTTCACTCAAAGGTTACTCTCCTTGTGTTGCTTGAGGGGTTTGCGCCATAAGCTTCATGGCTTCGGGTCCAAACTGTGCCAGCATGGCCTGCTGTTGCTGTGCCTGCTGTTCCTGCTGGATTTCTTCGCGTGTCTTGATTAGCCCTTGGTGGTCCAACATTTCCGACATCGCCAGTCGCTTTGAGATTTCTTCGACATGGTGATACTGCGGGATAGCCTGGGGACCGACTGCTTGTGCTAGGGTTGTGAGATACGACACGAGTTTGTTACGGTCGTGGCCTCGGCCCAAAGCGTCTACGCCTGTTACGATTGTCGGCTTGACGATATCTTTAGGGAGGACCGGAAGCTTGCCTTCACGTTGTAGGCGGTTAATCCTGACGTTGACAAAGGGAAGCTGAAATTCTTGGGAGAGGATCGAATAGACACCGCCAAGGGCATCTTCGAGTTCTCCGGCCATATACCGGATTTCTTCAGCAGTGACACGCTCGCCGTTCCGCTGGATTGACGTGTTCAACAGGAAGGCAAAAGCAAGCCGTTCCTCAATGCGTTCAATGACCTGATAGGCCACTCGGAAATCTGCGAACTTGTCGAGCTGTAAGGTGGACACATCGTTAGCATCACCACTACGGACTGCACCGTTAGGGGCTTTCGAGATCGTATCCGGTCTGGTCGAGCCGTTCGGTTTAACCAAGATCAGGACTTTGGCAGCAGCAGCCGCGCCTTCCGTGATAGCTTTGGTCAGACCTTCAAGGGTCTTCAGGTCGCCAAGGATTTCTTCGACATACCCGCGCCCATAATCTTCACCATCAATGTGATTGAAGCGGAGCGGAATAAACGGGCAGGCATCCTTGGGATATGTCCCGGACGTACCGGGGATCATTTGGCCCATGCACTCCTGATAGACCTGCCATTGGTCGCCGTAGAGCTTCACATGGGTATAGATGTTTAGAACGCGGTCGCTTCCTGATTTCTCCTTGTAGTCCGGTTGTCCCTTCAAGCGCGACAGGAAGCCGGGTTCAAGTGTATCGGGGGCGACTTGTTCGTGTGTGATGATCTCAAGCACAGACCCCATCGGATCACGCTTAACAACATAGCGATTGAGCGGGTAAGCTCGGGTGCCATCATCGTCATCGTAGAACAGGATGTTCCCGCCTACGATCATGTGTTTGAGACCTTCGAAGATTTGGGGGCGGACACCGGCTGTTTCGATGTCCTCCATGACTGCCTTCTCGTAGTCGGCTAAAGTCTGATCAAGCTCAGTCTTGAGTTCCTCCTGATCGTCCGCTTTCAATACTGCCCGGTCAATTATCAGGCGGAAGAACGGACTGTTCGGAGGAAGGAGGGCAAGCAGCAGTTTAGCCGCGAGGTTGTTAACCCCACGTGCGCCTACTGACTGATAAGGTGTTTTGACTTTACTTCCTGCCGGTCGGTGCTGATCTGTGATCAACATCGGCAAGGTTAGCTCAGAACATTTGATTGCCCTGTCAAGGTAAGGCTGGCGGTCAGACTTCAGCAGATTATAGCGAGCTTCGGCAGTGCCGACACTCTGATCTGCCATATGGTCTAGCCCTGCGGTACGGTCAGGCCGTTGCCGGAAGGCTGGTTCACTGCAAGATCAATACGAAGTGCCGAAGTCCCCTTCTTCTTCGCCTTCAC